CGACCATATGATAATCGGTATTAAGAGATATTGTAGTTGAAGGACTAAAAAGATTTGCTTCACCATTTATTTGCATGGCAATACCACCTGTAGAACCAATGAATATGATAAACTTATTATCACTACTGCCAAACGTACTCCAACTTGCTATCAGTGCTGATGGATATGTTGAATTTGGAGTTCCAGTCATATTAAAAGACATCTCTATTGCAAAATCACCAATAAAATTAAAGTCTTCACTGTCAGTTAAAGTTGCATAGTTGCCAGAATTAAAAACAACACTTCTACCATCATAAGAAGTGCCAGTAAACGTGGCATTATTCTGAGGTTTAGTTAGATCATACCAGATACCGCTAGTTTGGATTCCAACATTAACATTACCTGGAACATTCACCAATGAATCATTATTCATTGAGTCCAATTCCAAAAGTAAATTAGTTGTAAATCCAACTCTATTATACTGTCTTGCAAATCTCATCTCAGTAGATCTAGATACTGTAGAAGCAATCCCAACAACAGCAGTAGTTAAATTTGGAAATGAATAGTTTGCCATCAAACTACCCTCGCACAGAATAAAACACCTCTTGTTACCGTAGTCTGACTATATGATCCATCAATTACCTTATAAACTTCTGATGGACTTATTGTAATAGTATCTCCCTGCTGAATATTAGCGGAAGCAGCATTATAGTAAAACTGAATCAGAACAAAATCATCAGGAATATAGTATGGCATTGGGAGTAGATTACCATTCAGTGGCACTCCCTTTATTACTGCATTAAAGTTTGCTTCAGGAGAAACTCTATCATTACCACTAGTATCACTTGATCCACCAGACCAATGCAATGGCATATCAGAGAATCGCGAGTACAAGCATGGAAAATCATCATCCCAATCAACTGGATATACTCTACTGTGTAGATGATAATCTACATAATTTTGCATTCCACTACCAGATCCTAAGTAGTGCATATACCCAAATTCTGCCGAACGCTTAGCAGGAGCTAATTGATTATCAGCATCATAGGGTCCAAAATATGTCCTGAAGTGCAACTCTCTAGCACTATCAGCAGTTGATGGTGTAATTATTTCAGTAACTCCACCGAGGAATACGTGATCCAAATCCCAAATATCAGTCGTAAAATTATGCAGTATAAATGTACCATAAGTGTTGCTACTTATAGATGTTGTTGATACCGTAGGAGATCTATAAGAAAATACTGCAAACCTAGGATCAATACTAGACCTATAAACATTTAAATCAAGATCAAAATCATCTTGATTTCCATGACTTATACGAACTGTTCTATTATATGAACTACTATAAGTATTATTGTTAACGTCAAAATCATCATCATCAATTTCATCTAAATTATAAGATCCATAATCTAAATATCTTGCTCCAGCAAATCTTCTATACTGCGCTGTAGATCCATGGCAATCCTTTGTATTTGTATTATCATAATCTGAACCCACACCATAATGCATATATCCACTACCAGTCGTTATATCTATAGAATCCGTAGTCTCAGCTTTGAACAATGTATACGTATCACCAAATAATTTATTCTCTTGAATAGTGCGTCTCACTACTCCCCAAGGAGAAGTAGAATTAGATAAATTAGATTGCCAATATGTACTAGAAGTTCCAAAACCAACAACTGTCCTATCCCCAGATTCACCACTCCATGGTTGAACAATCAGTCTTCCCAATTCATTGTACCAAGGGCTATATGCTTGACCAAAAAAGTACGTTCCTGCTTGCCCAGGTTTAGGAGTGAATGTAGCAGTTTGACCGACACCATTAACTTCAGTAAATCCTGCAATCTGACCACTGTTTTGGTAGACGGTTTCGTTTGAGGAACTGTATGGTGTCGGGTTTTTTAGACGAGCATAGTATGCATATCCACTACCACCATCAACAGTTAATGATAGAGTATCACCTTCCCTAATAGTAATAGCTGATGCTCCAGCACCGATAGCACCAGTTCTATCAGTCCCCTCAAACCAAAATTGTTTATTACTTCCAACATTAAATGCAGTTAAAGCTATAGAAATATTTGCCCCATTAGTTACAACCTCATCAACACAAACAGAGAATGTTAAATCAGTTGCTCCATTTGAAAATCCACCAATAGAATCAGCATCAAGAGTAACTACCTCGCCACTGGTATATCCATATCCAGGACGATTAATATATACTCGTCTTACACCCTCAATATCTCTATAAACATAAAAGCTTGCACCCGTTCCAATACCTGTTGTGCTTTTGGGGAAGACATCATGATAATGATCAGAAGCATTAGTATCTCCACCACCACTAAAAGTGCTAAGACCAACAACAAAACCACTTCTTTCTCCACCATGCCATCCTAACCAACCAATTGCATCATCCATTTGTTGGATAATATCAGTCTTACCCCATCCCGCATTTATTTTAAAAGTCTCTGTAGTAATTGCCATTATCGTTATGCCTCTAATTGTAGAATGGTGAGGTTTGCAGTGATTGTTTGCGTCGAACCAGATAGGTTTTGTATAGCGACGTAGATTTTATTTGTAACAGGTTCATCCATGTTGCCACCCATAGCAAAAGGAGTAATCATTTGTTGGGTAGAGATTCCAGTGGTAACAACCTCTGCAATCACACCACTACCAGGTGCTGGATCTTCTCCAACACTTCTACTCACATCATTTGATCTAGATGCACTATCAGTATATAGTCGTATCCAAGATGTTGTAGATAGCCCAACCTTCATCAGAGCATAAGACTTCTGACCAATAATATCAATGTTACCAATTTCAAGATTAGGAATTGATGTTGTCACTCCACTGACAATGTTTCTTGACTGAGCACCACCACCAGATCCAGTGACTGTTGCAATACCAGCAGAGGAAACTACATTCAGACCAGAGGCAAAGTTAATTACAGTAGCAGCAGCACCGACACCAACACCATCTTCCTGAATATTAACACCAGTTCCTGCAGCAGTTACATTAGTAAGTGCCGATCCATCTCCAGAGAATCCAGTTGCAGATACAATCCCAACAACTGTTACACCAGTAGATGTGGTTTCGAGTCTTTTAGCACTGGGGAGGCTACTACCATAATAAAGTTCTACAGAATCATCAATTTCTATTTTCGTTGAACCACCCGCAAGAGTTAATATAGATCCGTAAATACTCAGGGGATTATTGAGAACCCTAAGAATCCCCTGAGTACTTGCAGAATTATATTGTAGGGTAAACTCTTGAGTATTTCCCAACTGAATCTGATTATTACTAAAAGTTCCTGATGGAAGTCTCAAAAAATCATTAAATGTTGCTATACCAGAGACTGATACATCATTAAAATTACCAGGACCATTAAAAGTTCCATAAAGGTTTGCTGCTCCAATTGTCCCTGCAGTAGATACACTATCAGCAGTTACATCTGCAACAATAATACTTGGAGAACCAGTAAGACCACCAGCATTAGTTGCAAAGGATGCAGTATTTGATCCAGTGATTGTGGCAATACCTGCACTCAATACTACGCTGAGGTTGTTACCAAAGTTTATTGTCGCTGCAGCACCTACAGGAGAATCACTATCTCTAATCTCAACACCAGATCCAATAGCAGTGACACCAGTCAATGCAGAACCATCAAGAGATGGAAGAGCACCCGTCAACTGACTTGCAGGAAGTGTTCCATAGAATGATGTTGCAGATACAATACCAGCAACAGTCAGTGCCTCAGTAATAATAGTAGTTTTAATTCCTACATCACCACTAGAGTTAATAAACTGTCTGACATTACCTTCACCATCAGACAGAACAACATTATTAGATAAAGATCTAATATCTAAATTATTCTGATTGCCATTGTATGCACCAAGCAGAACGTTATAAGATCCAGATGTAAGATTCTGTCCTGCTCGGTCACCAATAGCTACATTATACTGACCAGTGTTTACTGCATAGTGTGCAAGTTGTCCGATAGAAATATTATGTCCATCTCCACCATTATTTGATCCTAATGCTTGATCACCAATAGCAATATTGGCAGCGCCGTTGCCACCAGTCAAGTTGCCAATTTTTATATTCTCTCCACCTGCACCAAATTTAATTCTAGTTGGTGCGCTTATCTCTCCGTTTAATACAATATTACCATCAAGATCAATATTACCCTTAACTGTAAGGATCTCTGTTGGTATGGTTGTACCAATACCAACCTTAGAAGTTGTACCAATACCAACTCCGTTTGTTCCCTCAAAGAATCCTGTTGCACCACCACTGAATGTTGCAGTTATAATTGCAACTTGTCCAGTCTGAGTAACAAGAATATTATCACCAGCGGTAATTGTGGTGACACCTATAGTATTAATACCTGTCAGTTGAGAACCATCACCAACAAAATTCAGAGCAGTTACAATACCAGCAATCTTAACATCAGTTCCAATACCCAGAGGTAAATTTACAGACCCACTACCACTCAGAATTTGAATAGACTGCTGACTATCAGGTGATAATACATATCCAGAGATTGCTTTAAGACTCTGTGCCGTCAATATTCCAGTGAACTCCGCATCATTTGCAGCAAACTTTGTTGCTGTAAGAATGCCAACATTCAGGTTTGGTGTTCCAGTAAGTCCTGCTGCAGCAGTTGCCAGTCCAGCAATGGAAGCATAATCAGCGGTAGAAGCATTGCCAGCAGCAGTTGCAACTCCAGCAACGTCAGCATATGTAGAGACTCCTACATTTATTCCTGTAAGTTCTGATCCATTACCAACAAACAATCCACCAGTAATTACACCAACAATAACGTTGGGGGATCCAGTAAGTCCCTGTGCGTTTGTAGCAATCCCTGCTGTATCAGCATACGTGGAGATCCCTGCATAAGGAGCAAACGCAGTCTCCCCAGATTGTGTAGCATACGCAGCATTAGTTGCAAGTCCTGCTACAGAAGCATACGTTGATACTCCAGCAACTAAAGCATATGTTGCTACACCCGCAATTGGTGCATAAGTTGATATACCAGCAACAGTTGCATAGGTTGATATACCAGCGATTGGTGCATATGAAGCAATGCCAGAACTAATTGCATAGTTTGCAACAGTTGCAACTCCAGATACTGATGCATACGAAGCAATTCCAGCAGACTCACTATAAGTTACAACAAGTCCAGAAGAGGTTATACCACTTAAAGTTGTTGACAATGCAAATGTATCAACAGCAATTAAATTTATTATCTGCCGTTGTTGTTCAAAAGTTGAGTTTACTCCAACATTAAATGCAGGCATGGTGATTATTATCTCCTAAAAAAATAGGAGGGATCGCACCAGGCAACCCCTCCATAACGAAGTATATGAACTCAACTAATCAGTCAAGGCTGACATTCAGGGTAACTTTGATTTGGTCACCATTGTTCTGAATGTTGTAAGGACCGTTTGTGAACCTTTCAGAGAAGAATATGCTGTTATAAAGAGTTGCACTTCCGATACCTGACATTGCAGGAGCGGTGGTAAAGGTGCTCTCATCCTCAGTAGAATGAACGGTATATGTACCAGAGGTTGTAGTGGTGTTAGCGGCACCAGCAGCAACATAGATTATATCACCAACAACCAGTCCGTGAGTAGTAGCGCCAACACTTACTTCAGCATAGTTGAAGTAAGCAATGTTACCAGTAGCATTCTGAATGTTATTCTGCAGTTCGCTGCTCAAGTAAACTCTACCAGTCTTCTCATCAATACCAGTGATAGTAGTGCCATCAAGAATAGCAGCAACCTCTCCACCAATGTTTCCATGAGTAACACCCATGCCTACACAAATATCTTCACTAATTTCTTGGAAGAACGTAGCAACACCAGATACTGTTCCAGTGTTCTTCGCGTCAAGAACAATGGTAGTGGTATTCATGATACCAACAACTCTTGCTCCTTCAGCAATTCCAGTACCAATAACTCTCTGTCTGGTATTGATACCTACGTTAGATCCAACAACCAGAGTAAACTCAGAACCAATACCAGATACTGCAGGAGACCACTGGAATGGATTCAGATCAACAAAACTATTACCAATCGTTCCACTGGTTTGTGCCTTGGCGATGGTTTGACCAGTTCCAACATTGACTGCGTGCTCAACACCGTTCAGGGAGATGGGCAGGTTGTTTGCTCTGATCAGATAATAACCGTAGATGTTATTAGCAGCAGAGGTGAATGTGAAAGTCTGCTCAGGATAAGATGCCGTTGTTGTACCAACACCAAACTCAAGTGCTTGACTAGAGAATGTAGCAGCATTCTTTACAGTAAGGACAATGGTATTGCCATCGATTGCAGCCACAACAGCGTTAGATCCGACATTACCGCCGCTTACATAATGACCAACCGCGATATTTGAAACCGAAGATACCGTGATTGTGTATTCGTTTATGTTACCACTTCCCGTAGTAGTGGCAATTGGGTTGAGAATGGTTCTTACGTTCCACTCACTACCATTCAAGAAGATTCCATACTGTCTAGTATAATCTTCATCATGGCGTGCATTGACAATGGGTGGGTACCCAGTAGACGGTGCTGTGCCATAACCTACAAGACCTGTGGCGTCGTAGGGTTCATAATATGCAGATTGAGAGGGAACATCGGTCTCAGTTGGAACTGTATTTGAAGTATACAGTTTCAGGATAAGGTTTCTAGGGATATTTCTATCTGAGTTAACCAGGTATCTGAGCGACTGAAGTTCACCATTGTCGGATACTAATAAAGCCATCTTAGTGGACTCCTCATGAACATGTGTTTCCTATGATTTATTTATAATGTTCCTTAATTATAGGATTAATCTAAGGAACAACGAGCATTTTTGAATGCCTGTACAAGAGACTACGCTAAAATCTAAAATATCACCAGCAACAATGTCGGTAGTCCAAGTGGACAATGACTCGTCTCTATTTTTCTTTTGACTCGACAACCGTGGGTATTCAGTTCCCACAATAGAAGTCAGACTATCTGGATAAGTATCGTACTTATCCCTCCTTATATCTATAACAATTGAGCCCTCATTCTCTGAGACTACAGTCCAGGACTCAATTCTCCCAGAGACATCTAGACCCAAAGATCCTTTTACCCCAGTAGTAATATCATTAGAACCATTATCAAGAACAAAATTAATTGTTCTCGTTAGATCTGCAACCGTTCTAAGAGCAACTCCAAAAAATTCACTAGAAGTTGCAGGTGGAGTGGTAAATATAATTTGACTACCACTTACATTATAATCAACACCAGGACTAAGAACCACATCATTAATAGATATGATTAAACCTTGAGCGTTTACTGGGGTGTATGGATCGCCGTCTACAGTAATATCAAAAGTAGTTTTAACTCCATCAAATTGAGAGGCAATACTATCAAGAATTAAATTCTGATATTGTAGACTCTTTGATGGAATCTCATAGTTTACACCGATATTATAATCGGGTGTACCAATACTAGAGTCCTGATCATCATCTAACGTGATTATGTAATCTGACATTAGAAGCTAACTCCTGGTTGTACTAAGACCATGCCAGCAACAACCTTTGTCTTGGTCCCATTAGCAGAAGTGACAAATACATCGTAGACATATCGCCCCTCTCCCAAAGTCCCAGTGACAGCATCAGTCATAGCAAGTCTCAATTTTCCTTTAGACCGATCAACAAATGTGACATCAAAGTCATATTTTTTTGTTGCGGTATAATGCTTCCGCATCTCACTCGATGCGGTATAACCAAGAAGATTGAGGGGAGACTGATCCTTATTCCGTACAGTAAAGTTTACTTGAAAGTCCGTTCCCTGCTCTAGGTTCAGATTCAAAGGTACTGCTGCCATTATAATCTACACTAGTTTTTATATATTTATAAATTATCCTCTACACCATTTATTTTAATTTTTTTTGAAGGCACAAGTTGTTCTGATAGTTTGTCTCGTAAAGCATTGATCCGATCATCATCAAAATGAGCAAAGTTGGGATACTTCTCTACCTTCTTGTAATAATGCAAAGCGTTTTGAATTATCGTAAAATCTTCTAGAGTTAATTCAAAATTAATATTCATCCCTACTCTTCCATAATTCCAAAAAATAACGATCCACCTGATACAACTCTCCTTTAGGTGGATCTACATCAATATCTTCAGACCAATCTTTACAAAGTGATTTCATTTGGGGAGCAATACGATCAGGTCTATACATCCTCCCGAAGGAGGACATGGCAAACGCATATCTCATCTTAATGCGCTGTTCCATTTCCGTCATATTTGTCACTTTCATAGTAGACATTCTCACCTTTTCTGTTCCCGAAATAAATGGTGGCACATAAAAAGGGTAGTGTTCCGAATAGTAGGACATGTCCTAAAGTCATAACCTATACTCACTCATTATTTCTAATACACTATTAATCGCATCATCTGCAGCCTTACGTTCTTCATTATTCCAATCTGGATGAGAATCTTTATGGTGGATTCTGTCCTTTAGTTTATACACTTTAGAAAGCATATCAACCTTACTCAAAGTTCCCCTAGGCATTTACTTATCTGCAAAGACACTACTATATTATACATTCAATATTCTATATTGTCTGTAATCGTCAGGATTCACTGAAAAACATTGATTTATAAAAAGTATTAAAACTAATAACACACCTACTTGAAACTTCAGCATCAGTTTCATGCTCTAACCAACTAGGAAATAAAAAAAGTGTTCCTATCTTAGGATTTAATTTAATTCCAGAACTTGCATATTGATTATCAAATCTTTCATATAGATCATTCATCTTATAAGGTTTTAATGGATTATGAAATAGAATAGGGACAGTCTCTTCATCAACATCAATATAAAAAGCACCACTGATGACGCTACCCTCATGCCGATGCTGTTTTACCTTTTTGCCCAATTCCATTTCATTATACCAAGACCCAGCAATTTCTAGTTCTTGCAGTCCAGTAGAATTAGTATAATGATTTACATGTGTCAGAATCTCTTCTCTCAAAAATAATAGATCAGAATCTAAAAGTAAATTTGTATTCTGATCAAAACTACTTTTAGAATCTTCTAGTAAATCATTAGGAGAAGTTGTATATTTTTTTACTACACTTAATATATCATCATAATTAGCATCAATATGATATATTCCAATTGGTGTTGGGAAAGCAGGTAGCAATTCACTCATCTTTAACTTCCCAAGACCCACCAACACCACCATCCATGTTGACAACAATATTTTGCTCTTTGACAGGAGAGTATGGGTGCTGAGGTTTGTGCTCTCGGTCCATAGGTTTGGAGGACTCAAAGGAATCTCTTGAGAGATTTTTGATAACAATGAATGCTTCTTTGTTGTACTTACGAGTACCAATAGGTGATTGCCATTTCTTGTTATACACTTCACCCACATCAATACCAGATACTTGAGTCCCTGCCATTTCAACTACAATATTATCACCTTCTTCCCATCCATACTTTTGGACAAGAGAGGCAACTTGGTCATAAACAGATGGGGCATCCATTACTCGATCTTCTGGTTCAAGACTTCCGTGCATAAAAAAAGAGGGAGTTAACCCTCGTAGTATATCATATTTAAAGCATACCTGCAAGCATAATCAAAAAGCATAAGATGGTTAAGATTATCAATCCTATACTAGTCAACCAAAGCCATGGAGGAATAGTATCCTCACCTTTTCGGTGATGGTCTGAATGGACAGTCATGACATCCTGCTCCACAACACCCTCTATTCTTTATCATAAAGTTTCTCTAGTTTTTCTCTAGAAAAATCTACATACAGCAACTCATCACCTTCCTTTGGTGCTTCAGGATGCTTTGGTTTAGGAGGATTCCTCATCTCTATGTTAATAGATTGAATGTTACTCCACATCATTGCAAACGCAGCACCACCAATGCCAGCGAAGCATACAAAGTATAAGAAGACTTCAAAGTTATTCATGATCACTAAAGTGTTTTTGGATAACTTCAATACGCTCTTCTTCATGAGCAATGATATCCAACTGTTCCTGAATAGCAGCAAGCACATCAGGGTGCTCACCAATACCAACAGGGTTGTGTAGATAAACTTCTACATTTGCTACTGCTTTGGCAATATTACCCTCAGCATCAGCAAGTAGAGCATCCAACATTTTAACGCGAAGATTGCAAGACATTAGTAAAGTTCCTCTTCTTTTTCTGTTTCGATTACACAATCAGATGTGGGATAAGACACACATGTAAGCAAAAAACCTGCTTCAATTTGGTCATCATCCAAGAAAGACTGATCACTCTGATCAACTGTTCCACTCACAATTTTACCAGCACATGAAGAGCAAGCACCAGCACGACATGAATAGTTCATATCAACTCCTGCTTCTTCAGCAGCATCAAGGATGTACTGATCATCTTCACACGAAATCGTGTGATCTCCTTCAGTAGTCTTGAGTGTAATGGTGAATGCCATGATGATACGAATGATTGTGTTTTATGTATTATATCACGAATCTTTACTTATAAAAAGATTCATGCTTCCTGTAGAGATTGAACTGTGTTGTGAAGTTCTCCAATGTCTAGGAGACCTTCAGCACTGAACCAAGGGGCATTAGCCCAACT